CGCTGTTTGAGGTGAGGGTGTTGAGGGATTTGCATAACATTAATGTGAAGCGGATAGATGCTATTGAGAGGATGATAAAATGAGTAGTCGAAGCATTGAAGATTTAACCCCAGAGACGCAGGAATTGTATCACAAGTTTGCCGTGATAATGAAGGCGAAAAACATCCCCTACATTGTAACATGTACCTTCCGCAGTCAATCTGAGCAGAATGCACTTTACGAGCAGGGCCGGACTAAGCCGGGTCAGATCGTCACATGGACACGCAAATCGAGGCACACTGACAGGGAGGCGTTTGACGTTGCGATACTGAAAAATGGGAAGATCAGTTGGAATGTGGACGACTACTTGGAAGCCGGGAAGATCGGCAGGGCAGTTGGGCTAATTTGGGGTGGGGATTTCAAGACATCGAAAGACAGACCGCATTTTGAAAAACCAAAGGAGTAGTTATGGACTTAACAGGCATCGGAAGCATATTTGATTTTCTGTCTAAGGGAATAGATAAGATATTCCCTGACAAGAACGAAGCTAACAAGGCGAAACTTGAAATGCTCAGGCTTCAACAGGAAGGTGAGTTCAAAGAGCTTGATCTTGAGTTTAAAGCAACTGCAAACCAAGCAGCGATAAATCTAAAAGAAGCAGAAAATCCTTCTGTATTCGTAAGCGGTTGGCGTCCTGCTGTGGGTTGGGTGTGTGTTTCAGCTTATGCTTTCAACTACCTTGCCCTTCCTTTCCTCAACTGGTTAGCACTCTGGTACGATAAAGCCGCACCTGCGATAGTTGCACTGGAAACAGGGGAACTAACCACCCTACTATTCGGGATGCTTGGTATTGGTGGACTTAGGACGTTTGAGAAGGTTAAGAAAGTTGCGAATAAATAGTACTCTGTTCAAATATTGAACAAAGAGGATTTAAAGTGGAAGATAACATACTTGGACTTAATAGGGATGATACTAAACTGCTGCTGTCACAGTGCTTTCTTTCGACAAAAGTGACGGCTAAGATAGTCTTCCCTGATCGTTTCTATCTTCCATTTTCAAGCTTGCATGATAAGATCTTTGAAATACTTGATAAGGATGAAATAGATGGAAAGTCTACACAGAAATCCCTTATTATTGCCCCACGAGGATTTGGTAAGACTAGCACCGTTAACCTTGCATTTCCAGCGAAAAAGATCTTGTTTCAGGAGAAGAAGTTTATTGTTCCTATCAGCTGCACTGCAACACAAGCAACAATGCAAGGAGAGAATCTTAAACGAGAACTTATGACTAATAGGTTTATAACTGGTTTGTTTGGGCCTATGAAGTCGGATACATTCTCTAAGGAAATGTGGGTCACTAGTACAGGCACTGCGGTTATGCCTAGGGGTGCTGGACAACAGGTTCGTGGTATTCTGTTTGGAGATAATCGACCTGATCTTATTATTGTTGATGATCTGGAAGATGCTGAAAGTGTTAGGAGTGATGAACAGAGGGCTAAAACAAAGGCATGGTTCTTTGAAGATGTTACTAATAGTATTAACAGGTCTAGGAAGGATTGGAAGATTATAGTTATTGGGACTTTGTTGCATGAGGATAGTTTGCTTGCAAACCTGTTGGAGGATCCAAGTTGGTACCATGCACATCTTAGTATTTGCGATGATAACTTCAAGTCCAACTGGCCTGACTTTATGACAGATGCTGAGATTAAGGATCTTGTAGATCAGTATAGACGTATGGGCTTGTTGGATTCCTTCTATAGGGAATATATGGGAGTTCCTATTGCGAAGGAGAGTGCTAAATTTCAACAGACTATGTTTAAGGAGTATGAAGAATCTAGTGTAGAGTTTGTAAAAGAGAGAAAGGGTCTGGAGAGTATGGTTATACTAGACCCTGCAAAGACTACTACACTGACTGCAGATGATACTGCTATTGTTGGAGTTGGGATAGATGTTAAGACTCCTAGGATTTATGTTAGGGATATTATTAAGGGAAACTTACATCCTGAGCAGCAATATACAGAATGCTTTAATATGGCAGATAGGATAGGTGCTAGAGTCATTGGAATTGAAGTTACAAGTCTTAATGAGTTTATCACGTATCCTCTTAGGACTGAGATGATTAGGCAACGTAGGTATTATGATATAGTTGAACTTAAAGCAAGGGCTTCGAAAGAAGAGAGAATAGCTGCACTAGTTCCATTTTATAGACTAGGCTTTATTTATCATAATAAGGGAGTTTGCGGAGCCTTGGAGAAGCAACTATTATCTTTTCCGAGGTCTAAGAAAGATGATATAATGGATGCTCTTGCATATGTTGTTGAGATGCTTGAGCTTGGAGAGAGATACTTTATACCATCAGATGAAGGGAAGGATGTTGAGGATGAGTATAAAGAGTTGAAGGAAGATGACTATGGAGAGAAGATGGCTCAGTTAGGTAACTGGAGGGTAGCATAATGGCCTTTGACTTTGGTTGGGGAATTGCTACATCTGGAGCGTTAGCTATTATTAACACAATGACTGAGGCTCTTACTATACTTCCAGCAGACTTAGTATTTCCAATTGGAAGTATTTATACCTCAGTTAGTAGTACAAATCCAGGTACTAGCTTAGGTTATGGAACTTGGGTTGCGTTTGGAACTGGAAGGACTATAGTTGGACTTGATTCAACTGATACTGATTTTGATACTGTTGAAGAGACTGGTGGTGCTAAAGCGGTTAGTGCAGTTGTTGATAATCATAGTGCTCATACACATAGTGTTACTAGTAATGTAGCTGTTGGAGATCATGCAAGTCATACGCATAGTGTTGATGTTGGAAACACAACTTCAGGTGCTCCAAGTGCTACTGAAACAGTTGATAATATTGGAAGTGGATCTACAGTAAATGTTGCAAGTGGAACTCATACACATGATACTGATCCTGATACTGTAACATCAGGTAATGAAAGTGCAACTTTGGATCATAGTGTTACTAACAATGCAGTTACTTCAGGTAATGAAAGTGCTACTTTGACGCATGGGATTACTGCTTCAAGTGTAGTTCAGCCTTATATAGTTGTATATATGTGGAAGAGAACAGCTTAATATAAAAGGAGATGATAATGCCTACAATTTTGGATCCTAATGCACAGGGAAGGTTATATGCTTACTCAGAAGATGCAGGTTATAAGTATCCAAAGGACTTAGACCTAAGGCCAGCAAGTCAGGAGCATCAGAGATTACTTAAAGAGGTTTATACTAGAGCCTTGGAAAGTAGTAGGGAAATGAGTAAGAGATATGATTCCTGGAGAAAAGTTGATAAGACACTTACTGCATATGTTAAGCTGGATGAAACAGAAGAGCATATTAAGAGTGTTGATGATAGGAAGCCTGTTTCGATTGTAGTGCCTTATTCATATGCTACACTTGAAACAATCCTGACATATTTCGTAACTGCCTTCTTGGAGAACCCTATCTTTAGATATGAAGGATCTGGACCTGAGGATATTGTAGGGGCTATTCTGTTGGAGAAAGTTATTGAGCAGCAGACTATTCAGTTTAAGACTGCTCTTAATCTACATACTATGTTTCGTGACAGCTTATCTTATGGTATGGGAGTTGTTACACCAACTTGGGATAGAAAGTGGGGATGGAAGGCTGTTGTGCAAGATCAAGGATTTATGTCTGCTCTATTTGGTAAGTTTATGAACACTGGAAAGGTTAGGGGTCGGGAGGAAACTATATTATTTGAAGGAAACAGATTGAAGAATATTGATCCTTATTCATATCTCCCAGATCCAAATGTACCTATTCATGAGGTTCAACAAGGGGAATACGTTGGCTGGATAGAGCAGACAAACTATATGAAATTGATTGAGTTGGAGAAGAACGACTCAGATATATTTAATGTGAAGTATCTTAAGGGAATTGGAAGTGGAGGACGTAGTCAGTTTAATAAGACTAAGAGTGATAGTGGCCGTAGTGAAAGATATGGAAGTAACTCAGCATATGGTAGTGATATGGCGACCAATCCTATTGATGTAGTCTGGATGTATTGGACGCTTATACCGAAGGATCAGAAGCTTGGAAGTAGTGAATATCCTGAGAAGTGGCTCTTGGGACTAGCAGCTGATAAAGTGTTGATATGCGCTAAACCTCTTAGCCTTAATCATAATATGTATCCAGTTGCAGTATGTGCTCCTGATTTTGATGGATATAGTGCTACGCCAGTTAGTAGACTTGAACTGATGTATGGGATGCAGGAAGCATTGGATTGGCTCTTTAATAGTCATGTAAGTAATGTTCGTAAGGCTATTAATGATATGCTTATTGTTGATCCAAGTCTTATCAACATGGCAGACCTTGAAGATCCTAAGCCTGGGAAGTTGATTAGGATGAGGCGCAGTGCTTGGGGTCGTGGAGTTGAAAATGCTGTTAAGCAACTTCAAGTTAATGATATTACTAGGACGCATATACAAGATGCTGCTTCTATTATTGAGTATATGCAGCGGACAAGTGCTGCCACTGATAGTGTTAGTGGTATGATTAGGAAGAGTGGTGAGAGGGTTACTGCTCAGGAGAGTAAGAGTACTACACAGAATGCCCTTAGTAGACTTACAAAGTCTGCTAAGATTGCAAGCCTACAGGCGATGCAGGATATAGGCTATATGTTTGCAGTTCACACACAACAGCTTATGAGTAAAGATACCTATGTAAAGGCAACAGGAAGTTGGGCTGATGTTCTTAAGAAGGAGTATGGTGATAAGAGTAGATTGAATGTAACTCCTTTTGATCTTATAGTTGACTATGACGTTGTTGTTAAGGATGGAAGTACTGCAGTTGGTGGAGATACTGAAGGTTGGATCGAGATATTTAGGATTATGAGTCAGCAACCTCAGATGTATCAGAACTTTGATATGGTTCGTATCTTCAAGCATATTGCTAGGATCATGGGAGCTAAGGATATTAATGAGTTTATATTAGAACAAGGGCCAGTGCCTCCAGTTAGTATGAGTGTTAGTAGTACTGAGAATATTGATAAGGGTGTACAGCAGGGGAATATAGTTCCTATTGAACAGTATGGAGGTTAGAATGTATAAGTCTGAATATGATAGTTTTATAACAAGTTCTATATGGCATGAGATAGTTAATACACTTAAAGAGACTAAGGAAGGACTTCTAAGTGATATTGCAGAGCTTGATCCTTTTGCTGAAGCAACACAGTTGGCAAGGCAGCAAGGTAGATTGAAGATGCTTGAGTTTGTCTTAGCACTTCCAGATGACATACTCAGGGAAATTAATGAAAACCTGGAGAAGAAAGACGGAGGGGATTTATGAGTGGAGAATTAGATCAGCAGCAGACAGAGATTAGTGAAATTATTGAAGACTTTATTCCAGCTACGCAGGAAGTAGGTTCTACTGAAACAACTGAGCAAGCAGCTTCTGTTGAATCGGAACATATTGAAACTAAACCTGTAGATGAAAAAGTTGAGGAGGAAGTTAAGGATGGCAAAGAAGGGGAAGAACGGAAGTCGGAAGAAGCAAGTGGACAAGAGCAAGTTGGGAAACCAGCAGAAGAAGTCAAAGAAGAAGTAAAATCTGAAGAGCAGAAGGAAGTTGAACTGAGTGAAGTTGAGAAGATTAAGAAGGAGAATGAAGAACTTAAGAGACACTTAGAAGAAATCGCTGAGAGGATTATTACACCTAAGCCTAAGCAGCAGACAGAACAAGAGATTGCTGATGCTAAAGCTGAGAAGGATAGACAATCAAAGCAGATCTTAAAGTTTCTTCCTAGTGATGAAGTCTTTGATGAAGTTATGAAAGACTCTAATAACTTTAATGCACTACTTACAACGGTAGTGAATACAGCTGTAGAGCGTAGTTTGCGTCTGATGCCTCAGATTGCAACGCAACTTGTTGATCAACAGATTACGCTTAAGACAGTTGTTAATGACTTCTATATAGATAATAAGGATCTCGTGCCTCATAAGAAATATGTAGGTTTTGTTTCTAATGAGATCGCTTCTCAGCATCCTGATTGGGGACTTACACAAATTCTACAGGAGACTGAGAAAGAAGTGAGGAATAGACTTAAGCTATCTAGAGTTGCTGACAATACAGCACTTGGACAGACTAAAGTTCAGCAGATTGAGCGAAGTGCTGCTCGTACTGCTCCTGTAAATCCGGGATTTGTTCCTGGAGGTGGTGGCGGAAGGAAGGGTTCGGCTTCTAGTGACGGTAACCTCTCAGTCCAGGAGAAGGACATTATGAGTTTGATATCTTAAACATCGTGACTTTGTTCAAATATTGAACAAAGGGAACATGGAGGGTTAGACGATGAGTATTGACAAAGCGATTTATAACTTAGTTCGAAGAGGTATTATGCCCACGTTGCAGGGTGGTGTAGGTGGTGGGCCTATTACTATTAATAGTGAAGGCGCTATTATGCGTCAGGGAGTTGGAAGGGAGTTCTTTGTTTCGAATAACTTTGGTTCTGACTCCAATGAAGGTGATAGTTGGGATGCTCCTTTCTTAACGTTGGCAGCTGCAATTACTGCGAATAAT